TTCATTAAGGAGAATATATTATGGCAGGTTCAACAACCACAACACTAAACGACTTACTACCAGAGATCATCCAAGAAGCGATGTTCGTAGCAAGCGAGAGATCCATTATGCGTGGTCTCGTAAAGAACTATACTTTGGCCGCTGGTCAAGGCACGCACGTGAATGTTCCAATTTATCCAATCCAAACAGCACTTCCTATTACTGAAGGTGATGAAGTTGGTAACACAGCAGTTTCAACAAACACAGCACAATTGACAGTTAGTCCAGTTGCTATCCGCACATTGCTAACAGACTTGGCTCGCACAGCAGCCGCTTCAAATGTAGTTGCTGACTTAGGTCGTTTGTTTGGTGAAGCAGTTGCTCGTCGTATGGACCAAGACTTAACAGCATTATTTGGTTCATTGAATGCTGGTTTTGGAAATGGCACAGGTCAAATCACAGCCGCCGACATCTTCAAAGCAGTTGCTAAATTAAAGGCTGCCGCTGTTCCTACAGAAGGTATGGTCTGCGTATTACACCCAGAAATTGCTTATGACTTGAAGGCCGCATTGACAACACAAGGTAATGTCCCATTCACGGCAGGTGCTTACAGTGATGTTTCTAACGAAGCAATGCGTATGGGCTATGTTGGTATGATTGCTGGCATTCCAGTCTATGAAACAAGTAACATTGCTAACACTGGCACAGCCGGTGACTACAATGGTGCTGTTTTTAACCGTGATGCATTTGGTCTTGGTATGATTGGCGATATCGCTATTGAAACACAACGTCGTGCAAGTTTCTTGGGTGATGACATTGTATGTTCAGCATACTATGGCACTGGTATTCTACAAAACAACTACGGTCGTTACTTGCAGTTTGACTCAAGCATCAACCCTTAATTGCTAAATTAATCTAAAAGGACTATCACAATGAACAGAGCATTTATATACAGTTACCGAACATTTGTAAGTTTCGCAACTTATGAGGATGTCACTCAGCGTGATAGTCGTGTTTTTGAAGCCAACGAAGACTTAACAGAAACTGAAATCAATGATTACTTGGCTCTTGCCAGTCAGCGTATTCTAACACAAATTAGAAACACTGGATGGTGGAGAGAATATCAGCGTAGGATGGCACAGATTGTTGATCCAAACTTGCTACCCGCTGTAAACCCAGATTACATATTGGCCAGAACACAGGAATTCAAGGATCTAAACATATACTTTGCATTATATGAGTATGTGTATCCTAGCATTGCTGACTTTGGCAATCCAGATAGCGCAGAGATCGCAAAGATCAAGTTCTATAAGGATTCATACAATGTGTTATTTGACGAAGTAATTGATTCTGGTGACTGGTATGACTTCAGTGAAAACGGCACCATTGATACCGCAGACAAGATGGCTGCTGTAGTGAATAGAGTTCGCACAAGATGAGAACAGAATTATTAACTTATTTGACAGCAAGTCTAACTGGTAGCATTCAGACCAGTCAAGAATTGCCATGGCAAGAAGGAACTAATCCGTTGTACATGAAGAATGCTCGCAGAGTATATCTTGATGAACCCTACACTGAGCAAGACACCTTGTTTCCTACCTTGGGCAGTTTGCAGATCAATTCAAGAACCACTGTGGTAAGATGGTTCTTGACCATGGATGCAAAAAACAGAAACACTGATTTAGATTCAGCATTGACAATCTTAGGTAGTGCTAAAGATATCACTACTATCACAGGCGTTTATACACGCTTGTTTGACTATACAATCACCATAGACAACGACAGAGTTATCTACGAAGGTCAGTATAGATTCGCAAATTTAGCATAAGGAAAAAATAATATGGCATACATATTCCCAGCACCAGGCGCAACAGGAGTTCAAGCAACTCTGTCTATTGCCAATGATGCTTTGACTACAGATGTTGCTTTGAGTATCCCAGCAATGCAAGACATTACGATTAACAACGCTAATGATGTATTCACTTGGACTCAATTGGACTCAGGTAGCAAGCAACAGGTCGCAACGACAGCGACCAATGATCTAAGCATGAACATTGTGTTAGATCAAACTGTGTTCTTTGGACAGTTCACAACAGTGGCCAATGTGGCAGCACTACCAGTCAGCGGTATGACTATTGGCACAATTTATTATGCCACAGCAGAAGCCGCTTGGTATAAAGCAACTTCAGCAACTGTAACAGCGTTGATTACCGGAACCAGTGCCTCCAGCAGACCTGCTGTAGCCGCAGGTATTTTTGGTCTAAGCAAAGACAAAACTAATGTTGACTTCACATTGTTCCTAGGTAAAACTAGTGCAGGTGCCGCAGGTAAGACAATTACTGGTAATGGTTACATTACTGGTTTGGCTCCAACAGTATCAGCAGATAGTCCAGTCTGGGTATCACCAATTACTATTACAGTAACAGGCGACTACACAGTAAGTTAATTCTTTAATTAGGATTACTCAAACCCGCTTCGGCGGGTTTTTGTTTGTATAAATAACCTTGACAGGAGATATTATGATTTTTGATGATAAAACAGATCATGAGATATTACGCAGTATAGAAGGTGAAGTCGCCAAGGCTTTATCAGAATTGCGATGTGCCAAGAAAGACTTGGAACAATCAGAAGTAAGAATGAAATTTGCACTAGCAACTGTTCATTACTTGAAACAACGATATGAAGGATAAAAGATATGAAGTTAACACAACTAAGCAAACAACCAGAGTTAGTAAAAGTAGAACTCACAGATGAGGACACCTTAAAAGAATATGGTGAGCCCCTGGAGTTTTGGGTCTATGACCGCACAGGCATGGATGTGTTTGTCAAAATGGCCACAATGAAAGGCGAAGACTTTGGCAGCATGGTTGAAATTGTGAATAAAATGATTCTTGATGAAGATGGCACGCCAATTGTCAAGGATGGATACTTATTACCCAGTAATATTTTAACTAGAGTAATAGGTAAGGTGGTAGAAACTCTGGGAAAGTAACGCAGGAAGCCTTGGACCCTGAAGGCGTTGAAATGAGCATGTTGTTAAGCATAGATGCCATAGGAAAGCGTTACAGTTTGTTACCAAGTGAGGTAATGTCCAGGGCTTCTACATTTGATTTGGTAGTGTTGGATGCCGCACTTGGATATCAGTCATATATTCAAGATCAGGCAGATGGTAAGCGAGCAACGCCTAAGTTATCTCAAGAAGAGATGATGGCAGCAATGGAAAGGGTCCGTAAAGATGACAATAAACTTTGACTTGACACAGGTTAATAAAATGTTTGAGCAAGCAGAGGCCATTGCCAAGACCTTGCCTCGAGAAGCCTATGATGTGTTTCGTGCGAATACACCAATACGCACAGGCAATGCTCGTAGCCGTACTCGTCTAACAGGTTCTACCATTGAGGCCAACTACCCTTATGCTGAGCGTCTTGATGATGGTTATAGTAATCAAAGGCCACGAGGCATGACTGAGCCTACTGAAAAGTTTTTAGAAAAACGTGTCAATGATTTAATAAGGAAGATCAAATAATGGCAAACCTAGCAGTTACACTTGAACTAGACAGTCAAGGTTATATTCGCAATATCAAAGCCGCTGATAGCACCACGCAACAATTTGCCAAAGATGCCACCACAGCCACAAAAGATGTTGACAAGGCATTCAGTGGCTTGACAGCACAAACTGATAAGTTGTTGACAGGAATGACCCGTCTAAAAACAGCCTTGATTGGTGCGGCATTTGGTGCATTTGCTCGCAGTGCTATAGGTGCCGCAGATGCCATTAGTGATCTAAGCAAGGCCACTGAACTCAGTGTTGGTTATATCATTGAATTACAAGCGGCTCTACAAGCATCAGGTGGAGAAGCAGGCAATGCAGGCAAACTGGTTACAGAATTTTACAAAAGCATTGAAGAAGCCGCAGGCGGCAGTGATAAAACACAAGAAAGTCTGGGCAAGTTAGGTGTCAGTCTCAAAGACCTTGGTAATCTAAGCACAGCAGACTTACTGGATAAAACCATAAAAGGTTTTGAAAATATCAAAGATCCAGCACAACGAACCGCCTTGGCAATTCAGTTGTTTGGTAAAAGCATGCAAGGTGTTGCTCCTGAAGATCTTGCTGCCAAGATGGATGAACTTCGTGGTAAGTTTGATGCTCAAACTCAAGCAGTAAATCAAGCCGCACAATTAAACGATAATTTTGCTGAAGCAATGAACAATTTAAGATTGGCATTTTTGACTATTACAGCACCCTTGGTTGAATTTATCAACAGTGTCAGTAAGAACCGGGCTGAACTTGATTCAATGATTTCAGTATTGAAAACCTTGGCCATTGTACTGGCCGCAGTGTTTGGTATGACCATCCTAGGTCGTGCCGCAACAATACTTGGTAGCATTGCACGAGGCTTGGCAGCCATCCCAACATTGTTTGCTCGCATTGCCTCAACTGGCACCGCAACATTTGCAGTGAATGGTCCTTTAATGACAGCACTCAGGGCTGTGGCCAAACTAATAGGTTTTGTTGGTGCTGGAGTTGGTGCCGCCCTTGGTCTAGGTGTCGGTGGCGGCAATGATGGTGGTGAAGCCACAGGTGGATCAACTCAACCAGGCACAATGGGTGCTTATAGAAGTCGTGCTGAAAGCACATCACCAGGTAGAGTAGTTGAAACAGGTAAAGAACTACAAGGGCAATTAAACGCTGTTCAAGGTCTAGCAGATGGTTATCGCAGAGCCGCACAGGCCAACATGGATCGCTACGCAACAGAAGTTGAAATGTTGGGCAAGAGCAAAGAAGAACAAGACATTATCAAAGGCACAGCAGACATCAACAAACGCTATGCTGATCAAACAGCCGCACTAGAAGAAAAGCGTAAAGGTGCCAAAGGTGCTACACTAGCATTAATTAACCGAGAGATTGCCAACTTAGAAGATCTTAGAACCAGCGAACTTGATATATTCAATATTAGCAAAGAACAAACTCGTGAATATGCAAGACAGCAACAAGAAGTTAAAAACATTGTTGATTATATGGAACAGATGGCACAGTATCAAGCAGAAATTGCTGGCTTTCAAAGTCAACAAGATGCCGCAAGAGTCAGTGCTTTTGAACAAGTTCGAGCACAACAAGAAGCATTTGATTTATTAGGTCAACGTGAGCAACTGGAAAAGAGTATTCAAAACCTGCGTGGCACGGATCAAGAAAATATTAAAAAGTTATTTGATCTAGAACAACAACGCAAAACACAACTTGAAGCCATACAGAAAATACAAAACTTACCATTTGAAGGCCAAGGTGGTCAGAAACAAAAGATGGAAGAAATCAATGCTTTATATGACGCACGTCGCACTCAAATTGAAACCACAGCAGCCGCAACCAAGGCCGAACAAGATAGTTTTGTATTTGGTTGGCAAGCCGCTGGTGAGAAATTCGTCAATAACCTTAAAACTGATGCTGAAATAGCAGGCGCAATGTTTGACTCATTCACTAAAGGATTTGAAGATGCCATTGTGAACTTTGTTAAAACAGGTAAACTCAGTTTCAAAGATTTGGCCAACACCTTGATTGCTCAATTTGCTAGAATACAAGCACAAAACATGTTGACGAGTCTGTTTGGTGGTGGTGGTGGCATACCATCTGGTGGTGGATTGCTTGGTGGCCTATTTAGGATCTTTACTGGTAAAGCAGGTGGTGGTAATGTAGTAGATGGTCAACCACTAATGGTAGGTGAACGAGGCCCTGAGTTATTTGTTCCCAACAACGCAGGTAAGATTGTTCCAAATAGACAACTTGGAGGCGGTCAACAGGTTGTCAATAATTCTACAGCAGTTTCTTATCAGATACACGCAGTTGATGCCGCCAGTTTTAAAACCTTGCTGGCCAGAGACCCTGAATACTTGTATCAAGTGACACAAGCAGGTCGTAGAAATTTACCAATAGGGAGTAGCAGATAATGCAGACACTACTTAATTCAGCACAGAATTTAGAAATAACAAATGGTGCCACAGTGGCACAAACAATCAGTCGCAATGGCAGATTATACACAAATCAACGCAACACAGTTAGACCTTGGCGATTCAAATTCGCCGCACCAGGCATGTTAAAGTGGTCAGACTATAGAGACACGCTGGAAACTGTTTATTACAATGACCGTTGGGTGCCATACAGCCTAAACATTGGTGCCACAGCAGGCAGTGCGTGGATTGCGGCCTATAGAGGTAATCATACTTTAACAGGCAATGTATTAAACAATGTCACTTGCACAAGTGCCTCAGGCACCAGCCTAGTGTTGACAGCCTCAGCAAACCTAACAGGTAAGACAGTGCTCAAGCGAGGCGACTATATACAACCAACAGGACACACATATCCTTATATTGTAAATGCAGATGTGGCAGGTGTAGGCTCTGGTTCAACAATGACAGTGAGTCTCAACAGATCATTTATCACACAAGCAGGATACACCTTGGCTGGTTCAACATTAAAAATTGGTCCAGGTTGCACATTTAATATGATAGTCACAAACTTGCCAGCAGTGACACTATTACCAGGTCAATGGGCGGCATTCACAGGCGACTTTGAACTAGTAGAACAGGTAGCATAATGACAACACCAATCCCAGCCCTAGACGCCAGCAATATTGAACATGTGTTGCTGATTGCAATTGACTTGAACAACAACAGTCATATCCCAACATATCTCAGCACAGGTAGCAGTGTTATCACCTATGGCGGCAACAGTTATGGTCCAGTAGGTGGTTTTCTTGGCATCAGTGACATTGTCAACAACATTCAAAATTCAGTAGATGAACTTACACTAAGCCTAAGCGGCATTCCAGCAGGTTATCTATCAGCAGTGTTAGGCAACAACATCAAGGGTGGTAGCCTACGCATATTGAGAGGTTTTATTGACAGCACCACAGGTCTAGTTCAGGTCATCAGTGGTAATCCACAAATCTTCCCGCGCTTCTTGGGACAGATCAACAACTATGCCATTCAAGAAGATGTTCAGCCCACAGGTCTTAACAGC